GTAGTAATAGTTCCACCTGCTGTAACTCCTGTTCCAGTTTCTGTAACTGGCATGGTAACTGTAAAAGTAGCTGATGTTGGAACTGATAAAACTTCAAATGTATTAGTTGTAAAATTTAAAGATGTAAAACTTGTAGTAGGTGATCCTGGAGTTGTAACACTTGTAAATAAAATGTAATCTCCAACTTCTAATCCATGTGTTGCTTTATTAATAGTAACTGTTGCAGAGCCTGTTGTTGAAGTATAGGTGCAAGATGTAAGAGCTGTACCAAGAGGTGTAATATCAAAAAATTCTGATTCGTAATAAATAACTAATAACTTAGAAGTACCAATAGCTGCATATTTTTTACCATCTAATGCAGTCCAAGTGTGTTGATCGCGCGCTGGACCTGCTAATGTTGAAGATAATAACTGTTCAAATCCACCTATTTTTTCTGGTTCTCCGTATCTAAATCTTACAAAATCACCATCAATCCATTGCCCTTCGGCTCCGGTTGCAGTCTGTTGTTTATTGAATCCAGGTTTAAACTGTATTTTTTGTAAAGGCATAAGACATCCTTATACCACCAAATTCGTTGATTTATACTATTTTCTTAACGGTGGTATTCCTAGTAAAGGTCTTTTATCATAAAGATTCTCATTTGCAAACTGACCATTTAAGTGGTTATAATGCAAGAAAACTTGAGCACAGATATTACCTGTAAACTCGTCTCTCCAATGTTCTAAATCACAACCAGAATATACTAACATATCACCTGGTTCTAGATCCACTCTAATACCTTTAGGTGCATCTGGTTTCATTATATTCTTATATTCATCAATTACATTATTACTTCCTGTTGGATCTAAATAGATAGCCCAAGGATCTCCACCTAGATTTAATGTTGTAGATATTTCACAAGATGGTCTATCTTTATGTCTTTTTAAGATAGAACCTTTCTCGTATACGCGCGCGTACGAGTATGTAGGTATTAAATTAAGACCTGTTTCTTTAACCATAACCGGCATTACTTTCATTAATAATGTCTCCATAGCAAAGTCTGCGTAATGTGAATATACATTTGGAACTTGTTGATCTTTCCAAGTACCAAATAAAGAATGTTCTGGAACAATATTATTCTGATACATAAATTTAACTGCATCTCTTTTAAGTAAAAAATAGTTAAATATAAAATTAGCAAGATCATAAGATACTGCTTTTTTAATAACTTGATATTTAGTTAAATGAAAACTCATACGACAAAGTTCCTTTGTAAAAAATTAAATGATACTGATACTCTAATTTCATTAGACATATTAGGTTCTACACAATGATTAACCCAAGATGGAAACATAATCAAGCGTCCTGCCACAGGTTCAAAATGAGTTTCTCTCCAAAGTCTTGCTGGTAATTGTCCCTCAACATGTTTTGGTCTAGACATTAGAGAAACAGATCTTGGATCTTCTAGTTTCAAATGTCCACAATCTTTAGTAGTTTTAACATAATAAACTCCAGACCATAAAGAGTTTGGATGAATGTGAGGCATGTTATATCCACCTGGAGGATTAATGTTTGCCCACATATTACCTAAAAATGGTTCTGAAGATAACATCTCTTCTTTATAAATATGTTTTTGTGCATCAAATAATAAGTCAACTAATTTTTTATATTCTGGCTTTTCATGCATATCCGTTGTTGAATGCCAGCCCTTCATATTAGTTCTTTGTACACCTCTATCTTGATTTGACCATGTAATAATATCTCTCTCTAATTGTTTATTTAAAGTTAGATCATTAATATCTTTTACATATATTGGTGTTGGAAAATATAATTCTCTGTTCATTTAAACGAAGGGCCTCCAAACCACATAACTAATGATTTTCTAACACCGCTTATAATAGGTACAACTCTATGTCTAATATAACTTGCAAAGAAAATAGCTTGTCCTTGTTTAGGTCTTGCAATTTTTCCATCCGACATTAATTCAAGTCCTCCACCTTCAAATTCTGATTCATGGGATAATAAACATGTCATAGATATTTTTCGCACCGGCGGCTCATTCATTCCAACAACATCAGAATCTATATGCCAGTCATAAAAACCACCCGCTGGGTATTCTGTATATTGAGCTTGTTCTGTAATCTGCATTCCTTCAAATCCAAAATGATTATTATTAGTTTTTTTCATAATTGTTTCTAAAGTTTTATACATTTCAGGAAGTTTATTAAATGGTATCCAACTAATATGTGAAATTCTAGTTTTAGTATCTACAACACCACCTTGACCTCCACCTACTTGTCCTGATTGTGGTGGTTCAGATCTTCCTGCATTTATAATTAATTGACATTGTTCTGGTGTAAATATAGGTCCTGTTGTTTCAACAATTAACGATTTCCATTTTGGTTCTGTAATTATCATTGTGCTCCTCGGTTCATGATTGGATTATATAATACATCGCAGTTAGCTGCTAATGTTCTTCTAGTTTCATTTGTTCCATTAAATGGATAAACGCAATGGCGCATATCATATGGAAATATGTAGAAGTCTCGGAGTTTCATTGGTGGTTCATAATCAACTTTAGCAAATTGACCAGAAGATGCACCCAATATTTGTAGTTTTCCATTTTGTGGAGCTTGTTCTGCTGAATACTCTACACCATAAGTATTTGGTAATTTTAAAATCATAACTGAAGATAGACCTGTAAACAAATTTCCTTGATGAATATGCACAGGATTATATTCATGAGCTTTCATTTCATTAATCCATATTGAATTAAGATGTGTTTTATAATCTCTAATATGATTAAATTCTAAATAATGATGAAACATAGACATAAACCAATCTAAAACATTATTTGGAAATAAATTATGTCTTTTCATTTTAGACTCATCTTCTCCATCATAAAATAAAGAATGCTCATCTTTAATTTTACCAACTAATTGTTTATTGGCGGGCTCTAATGTATTAAATTTTTGTTCATACGTTTGATTGATTGCATGAAATATATCTAAAGGAGTTTCATATCGTAGGATTGATTGTCCTAAAAATGTGAAATTAAAATTCATTATCTTTCTTTATTTTATCTGTTTTCCGTATTGTGGTAATTGTTCTGTTTTACTTCCTGTTAATTCTCCAGTCTTTTGAATTCTCTCAAGACTTTCAAGTTGTCCAACAATATTAAATACTTCAGCTTCTGATGTACCTGGGGTAATTGTTTTTGCCTTATTTAAATACATTTTATGATAAGACTCTAATTGATGCGTATTTACATTTTTAGTATCAAATGTTCCATCATCAAATTCTGATTTTAATTTAGACCACATACTAATTTCTCTCATTCTATCTTTTGCAACTTGTTCCATACTTGCTTTAGAATAGATCTTTTCATCTAAATCTATTTTGTAATTTTCTAATTTGTAATCATCTGTTTCAGTTTCTATTTTCTTTTGTAACCATTTAATTTTATTTTCAACTCTTCTATATTCAAAAGATAATGTCATTAAATTTTCAAGATACACACTTTGTTCTCTAATACATTGCCAGTATTTTGAAGCTTGTGTTGGATAACGATTCTCCTGTAATACAGAAAATCTAGCTTCTGTTTCAGTCCTGAATACTTGTTTTTTAGTCCAAGTATCACGAAGTTCATCCACCATTCCCTTAAATGATTTTAAATCATTGGGTTCAAGTAGATTATTAAGGTGTGTTTCTTCTTGTTGTATAAGCTCTTTTATATCTCTCTTCTCTGTCATGAGATGTATATAAGCTATGTTAAGTTAAATGTAAAGTGGTTAGGAAGTTGTTATTGTTTGAGTTGCTAGACCTGCATTCCATTCATTAGTAGTTGTTACACCAGCTGGTCCTGGAGGAGCTCCTCCTGCATTTAATGCTGATGCAGAATTAGCACCGCTTTGTGTATTACTTTGAACAGCTGTTGGTAAATTAGTAGTATTTGTCCAACTGGTTCCATTCCAAGTTTCTGTTGCTGCTGAATCTCCAGGTGTATTTCCACCAGCTGCTAAAGCCGATGTTTGAGTTCCATTTCCCGTAAAACCAGCTCTTGCTGTGTTTATGGAAGGTGAAGAAGTCCAACTTGTTCCGTTCCAACTTTCAGATGTTCCACTTATTCCACTTGATATGTTATATCCACCAAATTTAAGTGCTGCTGTTTGAGTACCAGCTGAACCACCATAACCTAAAGCTGTGCCTATTGTTGCTGGTACACTTGTCCAAGTTGATCCATTAAAAGTCGCTGTATTATTTACATAAGAAGGCCCTTGATATCCACCTGCAGCTAAAGCAGCAGTTTGAGTTCCGTTACCATAAGCAGATGCGACTGCAGCTGGATAATTTCCACTTACAGTCCAACTAGTTCCATTCCAAGATTCTGTTCTATTAGTATTTGGACCTGCAGAACCAGTATATCCAGCAATACTTAATCCAGCAGTTTGTATTCCTACTCCTCTACTTTGTGCAACTGCATTAAGTAAACTATTAACTGCAGTCCAAGATGTACCATTATAAGATTCAGTGGTATCAATAGCACTAATAGGACCTGTTTGAGATCCAAATATTAAAGAAGCAGTTTGTGTTCCAAAACCTCCAGCAATCACTCTAGCTGTGTTCATATTCCCACCACTTGCCCAAGCTTCTACGTATTTAGAACCTTTTAAAAGATTACTTGTAGTATTATACCAAATCTGACCTTCAACTGGATTTGCTGGATCCGAGCTTACTATTAAAATATTCTGTCCTTGT